AGTTTGGATGACAGTAGTGATCCCGCTGAAAGCAGGCGTCAGATTGTTCTTGATGAACGCTGCCAGCCTATCAAAGATAGGCTGCAGCGTCTTGGAAATATAATCACCAATCGCCCGGAAGATCGGGAATACATTCGCATCCAGGAAACCCCATACCGTCTGGATCGCAGGCAGCAGAACGTTTTGCCACAAGCCTGCCATCACACGCAGGTAAAGATTGAACACTGCACTGATGAATTCACCGATCGCCTGAAGCAAGGGAAAAACACTACCACTCAAAAAGCCCCATACCGTTTGGATCGCAGGCAGCAGTGTCCCGGTCCATATACTACTGAGCGTCTGGAGCGCGAGCGGAATATTCGTTGAAAGCCAATTTCCAAGTGTCTGGAGCGCAGGCTGAAGATATCCTTCCCAGATCTGTGTCACGGTGTCCCGGATCCCGCCCCAGTTGCCGGCCCAGGCAGCAGCTAATAATGCGATCGCAGCAGCCACTGCGGCAACAACCAGCGTAACCGGACCACCCAGAAGAGCAACAATACCCGCAATGCCACCACCCGCCGCGGCGAACACCCCGGATAACGCAGTGACAGTTGCAATCAAACCGGTGATCCAGCCAACGACAGTCCCGATGATCGCAAATGCAGCCAGCCCGGCCACGATCGCGATCAAGATCGATTTGATTGCCTGCGCGTGAGTTGTCACAAATGGGATCAGCGTGTCGAAAATAAAACTTCTGACGGCATTGAAAAGACTCAATAGCTGACCAGCCTTATCTGCACCAAACAGAGTGGTCAGTGCTCCTTTGATATCACCGCTCAATAATTGCTTCAACACCTTCCCCGTCACTTCGACAACGCCCTCAACGAGTGTTGTAAATTCCTGTACGCCCCTCTTGAATTCTTCCGACTTAAATAAATCCTGCAAAGAGTCCGCCACCAGTTCAGCAATGGGCAGGAATTCTCCCGCCAGTGTACCCAGCGTCCCCTTCAAGCCGGCCTTCAAACTTGCCAGCGTATCGTCGAACGCCTCCAGCGCGGCCACATCCTCTTCAGACATCACCGCCCCTACATTGTGCGCTTCATCCGCCAGCCGCGCCATCTCATCCGATCCAGTCTTGATCAACGGGTTCAGCTCCTGTGCGCTCTTCCCGAAGATCTCCATGGCCAGCGCATCCCGCTCAGCCGGGTTGCTGATTCGCCCCAGCGCGTCGATCGTGTCGTCAAAAACTTCCTGGCTGCTGCGCAGGTTGCCATTTACATCCACCACCGAAATACCCAGAGACTTGAATGCCTCCTTTTGAGTCTTCGAACCATCCTGCGCGCTCGCCATCGAACGGACCAATCGAGCCTGCGCCCCCGTGATCGTATCCAGAGAGGTGCCAACCTGGCCCGCAATGAAATCCAGCTCCTGCAATCGTGTGGTCGAGATCCCCGTCTTGGTAGACATATCCACCAACTCAGCGGCGCCGCTGGCCGCAGACAATACCAGCCCACCGATCGCTGTGGCCACACCCACAATCGCAAGAGCCAGCCCGGCCACGATAGCGACCGCGCCGGCCACCACTGCACCAATACCAGCCACGACGGTTTCCAGACCTTTTACTTTGCGGCTCGTTACATCGCTCTCATCCCCCAGATCCTCCACCGCCTCGCCGGCATCATCCGAACCGCTGCGCATCTCCTCCAGGGCCGTCTCAGTATTCCCCAGCTCATTCTCCATCTTGCCCAGCGTCTCGGTCTCCTTGTTTAACTTGATCTCCAGGTCTTGCGCCGCGCGGCTATTCTCCCCTTTCTCTGCCTTGATCCGCTCATACTCAACGCGCGTCGCTGCCACCTTCTGCTTCTGGATATCCATCTGCGCGCTCAGACTCTTGATGCGTGACTCCAACCCCGTCGCATCGTTTGCCCAATCCCCCAGCGAGGCCGCAGACGCGCGAAAACCGCTTTCAAGCACTCGCAGTTCACGGTTCATCCCGGCCACGTTCGTCTTGAAATCTGTGGTGTTTAAACCAACGGTTCCAGAAAGTTTGTTCTCGTCAGACATTCGCTACTCATTCCCCTCTCCGCTTCTCCGCTCTCTCCCGTTTCGGGGGAGTTGGAGGGGGTCGGGGTCACAGCCAGCTCACCTCATCTGCATACATTCGCCTTCTGCCATTCGCGCTCCGCCTCGTGCCCTTCCAGCGCGGATACTCCATGGCGAACGGGATCAGGCTCTCGATATCGGTCGCATCGATGTCGTGCAGATTCCAGCCGAACAACTCCACAATGGAAAATTCCAGATCAAGCACCCAACCTCCACCATCATCTATTTTTTCTTCTTCGATGATGGCGTTGGGGTAGGGTTTGCCCTCACCAGCGTGCTGGCCCGCGCCACGATGCTATGCAGGATGCTCAGCATCTCGCCGATGTCCGCGCCCTGGTCCAGGTCCTTCAATGTGAACTGACCACCGAACGCTTCCACGACCAGGCCCGCGATCGCATCCATATCCGCCCCGGTCACATCCTTCTGATCGATGCTCTTTGTCAAAGCGATGGCCTTCTTCAGGATCCCCCACGGGATGATCGAGCGCGAATATTCCTTACCCGGTTCGCTGTCCGGTCCGTACAACGTGATGGTGAGCGGCGTTCCAGCCATAGATTCCTTCCAGACATAACTCCCTTCCCCGCTTTAGGGGGAAGGGCGATTTGCTTAGCAAATCGGGATGGGGATTGTTATACCGTCGTGAAATTATAGACACTATCGGCCAGCGCCTGGCCATAGACATCGGTCACGCCTGGCACGATGATCAGATAATCGCTCGTTCCGGCCAGGTTGGAAGTGGGGTTGAGCGTCACCACGGTCCGCGCCGCGTTCAACGTGCGCGCCAGAGCCACCGGCACACCGGCCGCGGACGTAATGATGATCCCGTTCTCGGCATTGCCAGCCAACGCGTTCGAGAAGGTCAGAGTCGGGCTGACAGTTATCGCCACACCGGTCGCAGCATCTGCCGGCGACGGCGTGCAGGTCAATGCGCTGGGTGATCCAACCACAGGCGACTGCACCGCATCGAACCACGTGGTCGCGCTGAAAGCCGCGTCGCTCGTCTCACCCACATTTCGCTTGACCGAATCTGTGATCGATCCCGTCAACGCAAACTGATGGATCGTGCGCACCGCAGTGAACTTCAACTTCGTGCTCTTTGGGTCCGGTGTATCCGTCTCGGTCGCCTGCTCCTCGCTGAATGATTGGAAGGCGCCCTTCAGGAACCAGTAATAGCGGTAATCGCCGCCGCGCTTCTTTGCCCGAAATCCCAACGCGATATCGGGAGGCGTCCCGCCATTATCGAACATGCGGCCCGTGGCAGCATCGTACACGCGTCCCAGGATCTCGGCATGCACATTCAGCGGCAGCCCTGTTATTTCGATGTCCAGTTCGGTCTCGCCTTCGCTTGACATCGTATCGAACGGCTGATTGTCCGCATACTGCACTTTCGAATTGCTCTTCGGCGCCTGGGCAATATTCATCGCCGGTGCAAATGCCGCGGGTGTCCCGGCGGCATACGCGCTGGCATCATCCTGTGTCACCAGCGCATAATAGATCTGGTCCACACCCACAAACGATTTCTGATTGGTCATAACAAACTCCTTTGTTCGCTCCCCTTCCACTTCAGGGAAGGGGCCGGGGGTTAGGTGGTCTTACGTCAAATAAAAATAATCCTTCGCCAGTCCATAATGACTGGTCGTTGAATCCTTTTGCAGCTCTCGCTCCGAACCTTTTGCAAATCCGGCCGCAAGCATCGCAGTATCCACATCCGGCAGACTTGCCAGCCCATCCTTGTTCATGATGTTCACCTGCACTCGATATACCCGCGCGCTCTCGGCATTATCCGCATGCTCTACGCCAACACCATCAACAAGAAAATAAGTGATGTATGTATCCGGCAGCGTGCCCGTGCCAATCAGATCATCCATCGCGAACGTCACCGCCGGCGTGATGGTCCCCAGTGCAGTACTCGTGATCTGGAAGATGTTTGCCATTCAGTCAACAAATCCTTCGGCCTTCAGTGACTCGCGGATCGCCCTCTTCACGGCTGCCTTCCTGCCATCGATCGCGGGCCGGATATATGGCTGCGCTTTAATATGCTTCGAAGGCGACCCATACTCCTGCACATTGCCATAGATCGCAACTTCCCTGTCCGCGTTCACCACACCCACCTCCACAAAGCTGAAGTTCCCATCCTGGTGCGGACCGTCGATCTTAATCGCCTTCTTCAAATCACCAGACTCAACCGGCACAAGATGATCCATCTCCGCTTCCAACACTGCACCGCCTTTCATCAACGCCCGTTGTGCAGCCGCGTCGATGTCAAGTCCAGCCTGCTGGATCGCCTCCAGATATTCGGCCATGCCTCTCAGATCAAACTTCGCATGCGTCGTCATACGTTTCCTTCACTCACTTTTTTCGGGGTGTTGTGATATGCCTCGACTCCACTGCGTCGCTCCTGGGGTTTCCTGTGGTCACGAATTTCAGGTCGATCCCTAAAACAGTTCATTCACTGGCACTGCGCGCCAGCGCATGTGTCTTGTTATCCCGGGGCGCCGTGGCCACGATTTGCCAAGCAAATCGCAAGATACCTACTCCTAGAGCTGAAGCTCTTGCTTCAGGTACAGGTGAATCTTGTGCACGCAGCGCCCCGCTCGAGCGAACAAGAAGATGCTGCATCATACCGTCGCCTTCACGCGCTCGACCCTCAGCTCAACCCAGTGATTGCGGCCCTGAATGGCATCCACCGAAAGGATCTGCCAGGGCTCCGCATCCTTCAATACGCGCCAGGTGGTTTCCACATCCACCCGGTGGCGGATCGTCACCGTCGCCCGCTGCACAAAAGTCTCCGCGCCGCTTGAGAGGGCCTCCTGGCCATGGTCGTTGATCCAGCGCGCCTTCACGGTGGGCTTGCTCGCCACGTTGGCATACACGGTCTTCTGCGCGCTGCCCGCGTCTTTCGAGATCGTCGGCGATTGGAATGTGATGCTCGTCCGCAGATCACCGGCATTCAGGTTATATCCGGGCATTACGCGCTCACGTCATCCGCGGGTGACTTCAAGATCACCACATACAGATTCCCGGAGAGATTGCCCGCGGAGGTCTGCTGGATCTGTCCCTCGACCGAGATTGTGCCTTCGAAGCTCGATACCTGGCTGCCGCTGACACCATAGATCCCAACCAGGGAAACCACGTCGTCGCCTAAATGGGCAGCCGGCAGGGAAATCGCGCCGGCGCCGTTCGAACCGGCGAAGGTGCGCTTTTGATACTTCAAGGCTTCCGCTTCCAACTGGCTCAACACATTGGTCAAGCCAAATGGCATCACACCTTCGTTCCCGGCCTGTGCCGGGTTGTCATACCAGGAAACAAGCAGCATGCCCGCTGCCGCCTTGGCCACATCATTGATCGAACTGTCTGCTGCCCAATCCCGGCCCGTTGCGCGCTGAATGAACTCATCCACCATCGGCAGCAGCATCAGCAGCGTGGCATCAGATGTATCGGTTCGAACAAAATTCGCAGCTTCAGCAGCGGTCAGAATATTGGCCATGGTCACTTACTTATTGTTTGCCGCTCTTGGCATCCCTGATTGCTTTGGCTTCGGCTTTCTTCCTGGCAGCTTCGGCTTCAACAGTTGCTTTCTGCTCGCTGCCGTCTGTCTTCTCTTCAACCACTTTCCAGCCAAGTTTCTTGTGATCTTCCACAACCAGTGGGCTGACCTCAATGGTCTCGCCTTCTTTGGTCATTTTGACAAATTGATCCATATCGAACTCCTTATGCCAGGTAATACAGATCCAACACCTTGGATCCGTCAGGCGTGCCATCCAATGAATACAGGTTCTTCTCGACCTCGTCCGCGTCCACAGCCAGGCTGCCGTTATCGTCCGATCCGTCGAAGATCTTCTCCTGCAGCAGGCTGGCATTCTCCACAATATGCGGTAATCCAAATTTCTTGGCAATCCCCGTGCTCACGGTATCGTATTGCACGCCTGCAGTTGTATTGGCGGATGTGGCTGCCGTGGTGAGACCGGTGCAGGTCCCGTTATCGATCGAGATGTTCAGCGTCGCATCATTCGCAGCAGGTGACAGTCTGGTAAGAATGACCTTATCCGTCGCGCCACTCACAGCAAACAAAGCGATCACAGCAGCATCCAGACCCAAAGCAGTGCGGATCTTCCCGGCCACCGCGCTGGCATCGTCATCGGTAAGCACAGCCACAGGGATGGTCTTCGGCGAACCTGTCATACCGGCCGCGGTGACGACCACGGATGCATTCCCATCGCCTGTGATCGTACCAATCACCGTCGCGGTTTCCACCTGGGCAGCCGCGGTGTGCGTTTGAGCTGGCAAAGTCACCTGGGTCACGGTCTTGAAAGCCATGACGCCTTCAACCTCGGATGTGCCATTCAAAGCGATCGTGTCCTCGATTGGTACGTTGTTGATGTTTGTGCCCGTCACGACCACATTGCCTGTAATGCCGGAGATATT